GCGAAGGCGCCCGGATCCGACATGTTCATGTTCGGGTTATTGCGCATGAAGGTATCCAAATCGAAATTCGTCCCGCGGCTCGTCATGCTGTGGATGGAATTGACGGCCAAGGTCGCCGTCTGCTTCTGCGCGGCCTGGAGCGCACCCGTGTCGACACCAGTCCAGCGGGATACGTTCGCGGGATCCGCGCCGGCGGCGATCATGAAGGCGCCCAATTTCGCCTTCGCTTCATTCGCGGCTCCCGGCGTCGCTTGCGCGGAAAGGTTCTTCAATTCCGAGATGCTGCGCCGGACCTCGGTCGCGCCCGTCGCGTTTTTGGAAAGCTCTGCCGCATAGGTCTGCCCCGCCTTACCGCCTTCCGTTTGACTTGCTTCGACCGCGCGACTTGCGGTGGCGCCAGGAGCGGTCGCATTGGGCACACCGGCGGCGCCTGGAGTTTGCCCTGGCCCAGGAGGGGTCGGAAACCCATAGACATCCTTGCCGGTAGCATCGGTTCCCAACTTGATCGGCGTCTGACTCTGCGTGCCGGCGGTCTTCGCAGCGGTGCCGGCCTGCTGCGCCTCGAGCGCACCGGGAATCGTCGTCATGGTCGGCTGATTGCCTTGCCACGTGGTATTGACGCCCTGATCGGGTCCAGTGAAGACAGGGCCTCCGGCGTTGACGTCGTACATGGTCGATCCGGGGCGAACTTCCTGCAGATTCGTCCCCTGCTTCTTCAGGACCGCTTGCTGAATCGCTTGGCCCTGCGGACCCGTCGGGTCAATCCCCGAGGCGCGCAGCTGAGCGATGATCTCGGGCTGCTTGAACTGTGGCGCGATGAAAGTCTCGGCGTACTTCTCCGGCCCCATCATCGACAGCATTGCTTGCGCTTGGCCCGGGCGCATGCCGGCGGGGATCATCGGATTCGAGGGCGCCGGCAAGCCGTTGGCCGCTGGCTGTACGTTCCCCGCCGTCACGTTCTGTGCCGCGGCCTGGGCCGCTGGTGGTGCACTGGGGTCGATGATGCCAGCACCGGGCCCGGTCGGTTGTGGCGCGGGCTGCTGGGGCTGCCCTCCACCATAGAGCCCTTGCATGTATTGCTGCTGGCTATCCATCGCGCCCTTTTCCGCTTTGCCCGCCATGAGCGCTGTCACCAGTGGCGCGACGTTTTGCAGCAGCCCGCGCTTCGGCACGACCTTCATCGAATCCCAGTTGGCTGGCGTCTGATTCGATTGCTGCAGCCCGCTCATCAGCATCTGCGCGATCTGCTGCTTGCGCTGCGCATCGAGATAGGCCGGATATTGCGAGGGGTCGAAGTAAGGCTGCGGCAAGCCGCTCGGATCGGCCATGTTATGAGAATCCGGGCGTTGGCTGCGCGAACGGAGGCGCGATGGCGGGATTCGCCGGCATTTGCACCGGCGGCATCTGCGGAGACTGTTGGAGCGCCTGCATGGTCGGATCAGCCGCCATCTGCGCATTAGTTCCCGGCAGCATGGAATTCGCCTGCTGCTGCTGGATCTGCGGCGCCTGCAGCGCCCGAATCAGCATGGCCTTTTGCGCCAAACTTGCCGCGGCATTCTGCGGGCTCACCTGGCCCTGCATCTGCGGGCCGCCCTGTCCACCGCCGGCGGTACCGGCTTGCGGCCCCTGGGCGAGCCGTTGCATCAGCATCTGCTGCATCGTTCCTGGGTCGATCGCCATAGTCAGTGCCTCGTCAAAAAATGGGGAGAAGCCAATTCGATCATCGGGATACAGCGCGAGCGATAGTCCATCATCGTCCACTGCTCATTCTCGAGCGCTCGGCGCCTGAAAGGCTCGAGCAGCTCATCGAGCTGACGCCTAAGCTCTGCGCCATGCTGAGGATCATGCGTCGCGTGATGCCTAGCGCAGGTCAAAGGTCCGTACTCGCGCTCGAGCGCCGCCAATTTATCGAGCGATAGAGAATTACATTCGAGCGCCGCCATGTAGCCCAAGAGCATCGAGGGGTGCTCATGCTCGATGTAGTAATACTGCGCGCCCGCGATCTGCGCGGCGGCGGGAAACTTCAAGATCTCCCTAACCCCTAACCGCGCGAGATCCCGCTCGAGCATGGTGACGTGTCCCACCTCCTCGCGCAGATGCTCCCGGAAATAATCCCTTAAGCCACCGCCCGACTTTCTGATCGCCGCTTTCAGCATCCCTTCGGAGGCCGTCATCGTGCCGTGCAAGAAGCACAAGATCGACAGCAGCAGGTGCCGCGGTAGCATCTAGAAGGCGGCGCCCAGTACCGCATAAGCCATCAAGGCCGAACCGCCGAGGCCGACCGCTGATTGCGTATTCGCATTATTAGTCGCCGTGTTCGCGTTGTAGCCCGCGAGCTGGCCCTGATACTGCTGATTGAAAGCTCCCGAGATGTCGGGAGTCGCGGCCGAGACGCTGCCACTGGGGTTGCCCTGCAGCGCTTCGTACTCCGAGATCGGAGCGCTGCGCAGCGCCAACTGGTTCTGCAAGCTGTTGCTGCCCAGCGCCATTTGGTTCTGCAGAGACTGTGAGCCTAAGCCGTAAAGCGTTGCCTCTTCCTGATTCCCGGCGCCGATCGCCGAGTCCGCCGCTTGCTGATTGGCGAAGGTCTGCTGACGGCCTAACTGATCTTGCGCCTGCCCATAGGCCGCGGATCCCGGCGTGATGCCTTCATTGGCGAGCTGAGAATTCTGCTGCTCAGTCTGCAAAGCCTCTTGCGGCTGCAGGTAACCCATTTGCTGGTTGTAGTTTGCCTGCTGCGCCAGATAATCATTCTGCGAGACATTAGGGCCGCCCGGCATGCCCGGGATGTTGACCGGCGCCTGGCCGCCGGGGACCCCGACAATGTTCGAAGTGTCGATCGGACTTTGCAGCATCTGATTGGCCCACGGCGAGAGCGAGGTCTGCTGCGAATAAATCGGAGCGCCCGTGCCGCTGCCGCCCATTCCCATCGATCCCGTGCTCGAGGGCAGACTGCCGCCTCCAGGGAGCTCTGCGCCACCGAAGTAGCCGTTCGAGCCGCCCAGGCCGTAATAGTTGCCTAGCTGCGGGCTCCCGCCGCCGCTTGCGGGGCCGGCCGAGGAAAAGCCGCTGTTCGTTCCCGGAATGCCGCCCTGGCCGCTGCCATCGTACCCCGTGATATTCCAGGTATTGGAGCCCAAGGGGTTGGACGAATCGGTGCGGGTGAGTGCGGCGTTGTAATTCGCGGTGCCGGTGTCGAGCCCATACTGCGCGGCGGCCTGTTGATAAGGATCGACGGGCTGCGGCGAGGAGCCCGACGATTTGGCCTGCGCAATACTTCCTGAGTACTCGTACGAGTCTTCCTCGAGGACATTGCCGTCCCAATCGAGCACTGCACGTGTGATGATCTTCATTGCGGGCCCCAGGCGAGGAATCGGCATTCCGCCTTGAGCATGCCCATCGCAATGACATCCTCGCCATTGACGGCGGCTTCGCGCAGACGCCCTTCCTGCGTGAATCCCATGTGCATGCATAAATTGATCGATTTCACATTGCTTTCCTCGATCATCGAACCCAAGTGCCGGCATTTCCAAGCAACGAACGGGTTATAGAAAATCGTGTAGAGAAACTTGCGGGTGAGAGGCGCATCCAGGGCAATCGAGGCGAACACATTGCCGGGGCTGAAATTCGTATAAACGACGCCCGCTTGGAGCGCTCCACCCACCTCCCAACCAATCGCGCGCGGATCTGACCCCCAGCCGGCGAAGTGCTCGATGCGAGCCTCGCACCAATCGGCCACTCTTTTGTGGTCATCGACGATCAACCTAGAGGGGCCCCGCGGGCTCGAACATGTAGTCGACCGACTGCCATTGGATCGCGATGTTGTTGACCTGGAAGGTGAGGCGTCCGGATGCTGCGTAGCCAAGGCCTGAGACTCCTAGCCAATTCTTGACTTGTTGATTTGGTACTGTGGACGCCCAAGGCGTCGTGTTCCAAGGAGAAGTATTCCAAGGTGCCGTCAATCCACTATTTAAGGAAGGCGATGGGTTCGTCTTGTCATCAAAGTCAATATTGAGCGTGATCGGCGGCACAGTGACTGGCGCGCTGGCGCGAAAGATCGGCCGCACCATTAGAAAATTCTTCAGCTCCATCGAATCGAAGTAGGAGAAGGCAGGTTTTCCATCCACCGAAATCGGTGTCCCCGCATCATTAACGCCAACATCCGCCAGGTAGAGCGTGCCCAATCCGCCGAAGTAGAGGCTATCCTGTTGCACCTCCCAACAATTGGCATTCCAGTTGACGAAACGGCACCAGGCGTTCGAGGTGGACACCGTGTTCATCACCCACTGATGTGCGGTCGTCTCGGTGACCTCTGGCACATTCAAGATCAGCTTATTTCCTAAGGGGTGCTCGATGCACTGCCAACCGAAGTTCGAACCATAGGCCGCGGCTTCCGCGTTGATCGCATTGGTAATCTTGTTGGTGAGCAAGGCATCTGGCTGCGTGCGATCAGTCAGAAGCGACTTGGATAAGGGCGCCAGGCCATCCGTGCAGATCACGAGCACATCGGAGCCAAACTTGGTGATGCAGCGCCTCCCGATCGGGCGCCCGATGCGAAAGACGCCTACTAAGGACCACGTGCTCACCGAGCTCGGGTCATATCCCTGATAGACCGCGACCTCGCCTTCGCTCGTGATGAAGGCCGCGTAATCGTTGATGCCGGAGACGTTATCGATGGTCCAGGTGGCCATCTGCATCAGATATCCGCCCATTTTGAAGATAGCGCCCAAGGGCAGGAAGGTGAGCGCACCCTGATAGGCGCTCGTCCCCGTATACCAGACGTTCATCGTATTGTTTTCGATGAACCACAGCCGCTGCTTGAACACCGTCACCGTGATCAGATTTGAAATCACGAGCGCGAGACCGGTAATGACGTTCGTGCCGGAAAGCGTCGTCGTCGACCAGCCGCCCACCGTCTGCACGGTGATGGAAAATCCGGAGCCCGATCCTCCCAGATTCGTATTACTCGCCGAGAGCACGTCCCCGACGTGGTAGTTCGCGCCACCCGAGGTGATTGTGACCGAAGTGACCGCCCCGGTCGTGACCACGATCGTGCCTTGGGCGCCCGTCCCCGCGCCCCCAGTGAGCGGCACGTTCAGATAGGTGTTGGTGCCGCCGGCGTCGTAGCCGGAGCCTGCGACCAAGGTGGTCAGGAGTTCGACGCCGCCTTGGGTCGTGCCATCGTAGCGCAGGGGTGCGTCGGCCCCATCGACCGCCACCAGCACTCCGCCGCCGCCGGCATTGAACATTTGGAATTGCCAGCGATTACTCGCAAGACCCGCGACGATCGCCGCGCCCACCGCGCCCTGGGCCGTCGTGTCATAGATCTTGCCGCCGGCGATCGAGAAGAGCTTGCGCGCTGTCGTGCCGTTGTAGGCCATGACGGTATCGACGGCGGTCGCCATTCCCGTGGCCCAGGTCTGCGAGCCATTGCGTACCGCCACATAGGAGGGCGTCGGAAACCAATTGTCTAAGACGATCGCATCGGTGGGCGGCATATTCGCCAAGGCATCGCGGGCATTCACGCCGCCCGTCGGGGCCATCACCGATTTAACGATGCAGCCTTGCTGGCGAGCCTGCGGAGAGGAGCGCTTAGCAACGCCGAACATTAATGGCCCCAGTTACCCGCGGGCACGAGCACGCCTGGATAGATATCGTTTTGCGCGCCAGCCAGATTCAATCGCGGCTTCGAGGCATCGCGCGCCATCAGATCTGCGATCGCCGCTTGCGCTTTGTCGAAATCCTCTGAGTAATCGAGTTTCTTGGCCGCCTTGAAGCGCCATAGCGTATCGAGCTTGATCGCCTGCTCATCCAAGAGCGCGACATCGGTATCGATGAGATACGCATTCTGGGCGCCGACCGTGGGCGCGCCAGTCGCCGCGACCCAGTAGCGCGATACCCACTCGAAATAGATCAGATCCCCGGGCGGGGGCGGCGGCGTGAATAGCACTTGATTCCCGCGGATGCGATATTGCCACCAGGGGCCATTCATCAGCTGCGCTTTCAACTGCTGCCATTCGGCCGCGTACTTGGGGCCATACACCGGGCGCCGGGTGGTGCGGTCCCACATCGTCTCATTCAGCACCGAGCCAAAATCCGGGCCCGTGAGCGCCTGAATCGTGCCCTGACTCTCGATGCCGACGATTCCGACCGTGAGCACCTTGATGGAGAAGCCGGAGCCGGACCCGCCGAGTGTGCCTACGGTGAGTGTATTGCCCACTACATACCCTGCGCCTTGGCTGTTCTGCGCGATCACGCAGGAGGTGACGACGCCATTCGTGACCGTGATATTGGCGAGCGCCCCAGTGCCAGACCCTCCCGTGAGCGGCACGAGGTTATAGGGGCTCGATGCGCCGCCGGCGTAGCCTGAGCCCCCAACGAGCGTGCCGACCGTGAGGATGCCTCCGGATGCGCCTGGCGTTGAGAAAACCGCCTCCTTGACGATCGCCTGGAAGCCGTAGCGCTTACCCAGCTCCTGCCCCGCTTCGGAAGCAAACTCGACAATCTGGAGAATGTTCGTATCGCTTGAGGCCGCCGCGACCGCGGGCTTGCCTAACCCCGTGCGGATGGCGACCGATTGAACGACGTCGAGGAGCGGCATGAGCTACGCAGCTGCCTCTTGATCTTTGCGAGAACGGCCGCGGCGGGGCGTGTCGGTCTCCTCGCTCTCGAGCCGTGCAGCAAGCCGATCGACGCGCGCCGTCAGCGCGGCATTCGCCTCCTTCAGCCGGTCGATCTCGACATTGGCATCGGCGAGCGCCTTGGCATTCGCGCCCTTGTCCTTCGCCTCCGTGAGCCAACCCTTGGCCATATCGCGCAAGTACCGACCATCCATGCCGATGACCGAGAGATTGGAGTCCGGGAATGCGGCCAAATCCTCGACCGTTGTGATGCCGGCTGCGACCAATCGCTTGGCGGCTTCGCGTGTGCACATGGCCCATGTCTTCACGGGAGTCCCTTCGCGCGGCAGTTCATTGCCACGCTTCCACTCCTCGAATTGCAATTCCAAGTGCTTGAGCCACTCGACGGGGTAGTTGCCGCCGAGCGCCTGGCGCTTGCACTGCGCGAGATATTCCTCGGCCACCTTTTCATGCACGTCCTTCGAGCCGTGCGAGGTGATCAACGCCAGGATCACGGTGCGCGGGATCGGGCGTCCTTCTCTCGCCGTGGCGTCCACATCGATGCCCATCTCACGCTCCTCGAAGTTCACGAATGGCGGCCGCTTGTCGAATACTGAAATCATTGGGTTCTCCAATTACCAAAAGAAAATGGGCGCCTGAGTGCGCGCCCGAGGGATCAGGCAGACTGAGAGGCGATGTAGGTCAAGGGATCGACGCAGTACCAATCGCAGTACGGGGTCGCCGCTGCGATTGAATACCCGGCATTGGTGCCAAGCCCATTGATCTTGCCGCCCACCGGTGGATAGAGCAGCAGCGCACTCGCCCCGCCGTTGAAGATGCTCCCGCTGTCGGCCGGATTGCAGGCCGGGAGGATGGCTCCCGAACCTGCCGCCACGGTGGTGAATTTGCATATATCGGCGGGCAGTGGGAGTGCATTGGCCTGCGTAGTGCCGGCCGCCGTCAAGTTATTGGCGGCGATCCCCTGGATGGCTTGGCACTGCACCGCACTCAAACCCGAGACCAGCATTCGTGCTGCGAGTGGCATGGTTACGCCCCCTCTCGCTTGGCCGCTTCTTCCGCGCGTACCTCAGCCAGATCGCCGGGATCGACGAACGAACTCACCACCGCCTCGGCATAATCGTCCGGGTGGGAGTGGCCATTCGCGACTGCAATGGCGCGCGCAGTCGCACGGACCAGGGCAAGCTCGCGCTTTTCCAATACCTTGATGTCTTTCTTGTCCATTAGGTGATCCTCCCCTGTGCGAACGGTCGGGACGACTGCACGACGTTGTAGAAGTTCGTGCCATCGTTGTAGGTTGCCGTCACCGAGATGCCGCCCGATGCGGTCGCATTCAACGCAGCGCCCGCAACTCCGGGCCCCGTCGACATGAACACGCGCCGGCCATCCGGATCGATGTTCTGCACCACCGCGTTCGCCGGGATGCCCGTCCCTGACAGCGCACAACCGACGAACAGACCGTCGATCGTGTTATTGCCGGTGAACTGGATGATGGGCGAGCCGGAGAGAATGGTCGCATTCGCCTTGACGACCGTGGTCGTCGCCGGGAGTACGCCCACCATGTTCTCGATTTCCTTGCCGGCCGAGGTGGCGCCTACGGTTCCGGCACCCGTGATGCCGACCGCGGCGTCGGCCGCGACGGAGGCAGTGGAGAGCACCGGACGCAAGCCCGACACCACGACCCAGCCGTACTGGCCCGCGGCCATCTGCTGAATCGCCTGGCCGACCGGGCGCGCCTGGTTCGCCGTATTGGCGACTGCCGAGGCCACGAAGCCGTAGCGGCCATTGGCGAGCGCGGGCTTGATCGAGCACAGCGCCCAGGCCGCGACCGTGGTCGAGAAGAGGCAGTACTGAAACTCCGCCCCGCCCCAGTAATTGTCATAGCCCGGGATGATGGCGCCGTTCGGCATGAACGTCGGCGGGTTGGTGAGGTTGGATGTGCCCGTGACACCGCCGCCGGTGTCGTTCTGGCCTTGGAAATACTCCTGCAGCGGGCGAGCGCCAGCGTAGGGGAATAATGGCTGATCACGCATTTCGAAATTTCCTCTGGGGTTGAGTCATCCGAGAGGCCCGGAGCGAGATGCCCCGGGCTGGTCAGGGGTAGACAGAAACGATTACGACTTGAGAACGCCTTGCAGGAAGCGGTTGGAGGTCACCAGATTTCCCATCCACAGCACCGGGATCACGACGGCATCTTGGTTGACGCTCTTCAGCTCGTCCATGATCGTCATGTCGGCATCGCGATGGACCACGAGCTCGAGGTAATCCGTGTTGGCGAAATACCCGTGCACCGCCGGAATGCCGCCCGAGGAGTCGAAGAACACGTCCGCGTTCTTGTACTTCATGGTGACAAACCCGGCCGTGG